CAAGCCCATTTTTGCTTCTGTACGTAAATCTTCAAAGTATTTTACCCCAAAGAAACGTACAACATCAGCAGGAACAACATACTCCCCCTCAGATAGCTTGGCATCAATGTCATCCCTTACTTCCTCTGGTAACGATCCCGGCGGTACATCATTGCCTGATACAGGGTCTACTGTCTCAGCTTCGCCGCCTAGCGCAAAAGCCATTTGTGTTTGATCGTTCATTGATGTAAGCCCTCCTTGGGCATATCTAGCAGGAATAACGCTAAATGGGTCTGCTTGTTGAGTATTAGAAATGCGTGGACCTTGCTTTAACTTTATGTCTTTAGCAGGAACTTCTGCTGGTACAAAAAGTTTAAAGATAGGATTATTTTTTGCTAAGTCTTTACTTAAACTTACATTAATATTATCTTTAGTAATTCTTCTAATACCAAGTACTTTGCTCATATTTCTTGTCGTTAAAGTGACTTTATCGTCTTGGTTCCCTCCAACAACTGATATCTTATTTGGGTTATCTTGATCTGTTATTCTAGTGCCAGCATAAAAAGCTACATGATCTCCTTTGCCATCACCATTCCAATCAAAGATTACAATATCACCTTCTTGAGCATTTTTAACGTCATCTACAGGGGAGCCATAATCTATATATTTTCTAGCCCTTTGTCCCTTATACCCCTTTAACGTATCTGCACCTAATTCTGTAAGAATGTAATGCACAAAAGCTGCACACCATGCATTCTCTGTAGCACTAAGACCTTGACCTTTTGCTACGCTATCATAAAAACCTTGAATGGCTCTTTCGCCTTCTTCAGTTTTCTCACTAAGCCCACTTACAATTTCTTTTGATTTAGTTTTGGCGTTAGGGTCTCTCAATAAATAATTTAATTCTATTGTTTTATCAATTGGACTTTTAAAGTTAAAAGAAGGTCCAAAGTCTTCCGTAGGACGTAACTTAGGTCTAAGACTTTCAAGAGGTCGGCCCTTTGAGTCCAGCTTTAAAGGTTTTTCAGGAATAACTAAATCATCATAGGCAGTCTTTAATTTATCTGTGCTAACTTCAATAGCAGTACTGCTTTGTTTTTCTTCTACTTTAGTTTTTAAATACTCAGGCAATTCAACAGGTTGAAACGCTTCCATAGCATCAGCTTGACGAGTTATCTCAGCTTGCTGACGCATACGACTTGAATCATCATAAGGCTTACCCGTAGTAGGGTCTATAATACTAGGGTCTCCACCTGTAGGATAACCCATTATATCTTCCATTTGACTTTTAAGTCTAGCCATTAGCGTTTACCTTTAATCTAAGCTGCTTAAGGGCAGTCAAAGCGTGTACTGCACCCTGCATTCTATTCATAACTATAGGGTCATCCGTCTGTGAAAACATCTTGTAACTGTTTTGAATGCGCTCCTCTAGTTCAGCCTCAAAAGCATCCCATAAGGGTTTATCGTTTGCGAGTTTCTTTAGTTGGCTCATTTCTTAGGAACCTCACCTAGAGCCTGTAAAGTCTCATCTTTATCTTTGACAGGCTTTCCTTGAATAGCCTCTTTTAGATACTTACCTAGTAAAACTCCTATGCTCATTATTGTGGCCTTCCAGTAAAGCCTTGTTCTCCCGGCGCAGGTGCAGAGCCTACTCCAATGTTACCACCTCCCCCACCTGATGCGTCCTGTGGCCCCGTAGGAGCCTGCCCTGTGGGTTCGGCACCTTCAGGTGGGGTAGTACTTGGTTGGGGAACCCCGCCCTCTGGTGGCTGTGGTAGAGGCTGCTGGAACTGCTTCAGTATCTCCGCTTGGATAGCGGCGTCTTGCAAGCTGTTTGTAAGCTTCTCAGGGTCTAAATCCATACTAACTGCAATCTCACGAATAAGATAATCCATTTTAGCAAACGGTGCTAGTACAGGATTTTGTGCTACTTGCAAGAACTGCATCAAACGTTGGCTACGTACTTCGTTAGCCATCAAGCTCTCAGTACCCTGTGCGCGTACTTCTAAGTCACCCTTAATCTCAGGATCAAAGTCAAACTGCATGTTGAAGTTAAAAAACGCTTTACCTAAAGGCTTGAGCATATAGTCATCTACGTTCTTAATTACATTCCGTATAGAACCATTAGCAGCAGACATGAGCATACTAATGCCAGAAGCTGTACGTCCGACACCCGAAACTCCTGTCTGACCGTGAGCAAAACTAGGGAAGCCTGTACTCTCATCTGCTAATACACGTGCCTTGTCAAACATCTGCATGTTCTCCCCTGACACGTTGGGGAACTTGGTTCCAAAAATAGCTTGTCCCGGCGCACCACCTTGTCTTCTAAAGACTTTTCCGGGGTACACGCTTAAATCTTGGCCGGGAACTAGGTTGGTTTCATCTACTTCAATAAGCATATTACCACTTAAGGCTGCATTGTCTACAGCCATACGCATGAAGCCATTCATAAGAGTTTGTGTATCATCCATATTTTCAGCTATACCTACACCAAAGAAGCTATATGGGTTAAGCTCATAAGGTACAGCGTAGTAAGGAATAAGTGCAGGTTTAAATGGGTTCATTACAAGACGCAAGACTTGATGGTTACATACCCAAATGTTTACGTTGACTTGCTCTGTATCTTTTAACTCTTTAGGAATATCTACATCGTACTCTTCAAGGACTTCTCTATCAACGAAACCCCAGAACTCATGTACTTCATAACGCTCTGCTTTACCGCTTTGAGCGTCATCCTCCATAGCTTGCTCCCACCATTTCTTCTCATAGGACTCACCCATAGCAAGAGACTTATCAATGGCGTTATCACGAAAGAAAGGTCTACCCTTTAATGCACGAACCTGTGAGCGTGACATCTTGTGTCGCTCAACAACGTACTCAGCCTCATCCATGTTAGCCGCATCAGGATCAGGGTAGAAGTTCCAAATAGAAACGTGGCTAGTAGATGGTACAGTCTTAATCGTTGGCTTGTACTCACCTTCTTCATCCCAATTAGGGTACTCTTTATTTACAGCAAATGGACCCTTCATAATACCAGTGCCGAATAAAGCAGTCTCAAAGGCAGCTAGGCGCAGTTGCTTGTTAGCCCCTGACTCTTCTAGCTGATCATGTACTTTCTTTTGCATCTTCTTAGCTGCAACAAGTGCAGGATTAAAAGTAATGCTTGTAGGGAGTGTACCTTGACCCTCAATAAGTTTATCTTCTACAGGCTCTAGCTTCTTAGCCATACCACCTAGACGCTCACGTAAAGCTTCTATAGTCTCTCCGGGTTGTAGTCTTGATTCTTCAGAGCTAAACATAGGCGGGGTAAACGCCTCTTTTAGTTCTTCTATACCTTCCTCTGCTTTAGGTGAAGCATCAAAGTGTACGGACTCAGCCACGCCCTCTGGGAGCGTAGTAGGATCAATAGCTAATGGGAATTTGTGACTACCAAAGAGTACATCTACAATCTGACCATATGCAGCCAGTGTTTTAGTTTTAGTTACCTTGACAAATACACGCGACTTTTCAGTTTCAGTAAATTGGACTTCGTTGTTGTATATACCACGGTAGTTACGGTAAGCATCCATCCAACGTGTTTCGTCTGTCATACGAGCATCTTCTGCACGTTTGTAACGATCCATTACTAGATTAATAATGTGACCTGTTTTAGGATCATGCATACTTTCAGTAGTAACATCTTCAATGTGAGAAGACTCGCCTGACTCTAAGTTAGTTTCAAAGTCTGTTGTGAAATCATCTGGGTCCATATTTAATATCCGAATACTGGATCAGCAGCTTGAAAACCGCTTCTCTGTGTTGAAGGGTTGAAATCCCACAAGGAACTTCTAGGTCTTGTCATGATACCATACCTTAAAGCATCGTACAAGTGATCTTCTGCGTTTGTATCTACGTCTTCAGGGTTACGCTTATCTAAAGGTATGCTAGGTATCTGTGCTATACAGTTGGTGCAGGTAGAAAAGAATACGAGTTGGGGTTCCTCAGTAAACTCATCTACCTGCAAACGACGGTGTATCTCATTTTTGCCTGACACCCTAGAACCTTTAGAGCGATCAGAAGGTCGCCAGCGACAGCCCTTCATAATCATTTGCTCCGCTAGACTAGGACCAGTGTCACCTCTTTTATGCCAAAGGGACGAGTCCAACACGCCGTATCTTATGGTGCCATCATCTGACTCTGCCTCTAATATTAAATCCGCTAAGTCAGTAGCAGTAACTTTGGTGACATACATTTCTCTATAAACTACAAGCTGCTCAGAGGGTGATACGGCAAACCACACAACACCTGTCCAACTGCCGTAACCGTAATCGCAAGCTCTGAACTTCGCCCAGCTATTAGGAATGTCATAAGGGTCAACAACGTGAATTTGTCTATTAAACTCAGGGAAGGCTGCACCCTCATTAACATCCCAGTTTCCTTCTAGTAGTTGCTTACGTTGATGCTCTGGCATAGATAACAGCATAGTCTCATAATCACCGCTGTCAGCTAGGTAGGGATTATCAAACAAACTTGCAGGTATAAACCTACGCTTAAACAAAGGTTGACCTTCTTTAGTGTGACCTTTAGGGTACGCTAAGGTCTTCCCTGTCTCAATATCGGTAGCCCAGAAAGGCTTGTTAGGCTCAGACGGGTCAATAAACATCTTCTTAACCCATTGATGCCCAATAGAGCCGGGGTTTGTAGTAGCCCTCATGTACAAGCCTAACTCAGGTGAAGCACTACGTAAACGTGAGCGCATGTAGTTCCACGCAAACGGTGTACTCCACTGTGTTAACTCATCAAATGCAATATAGTTAAACGCCTGTCCTTGGTAGCGCATAACGTCTTGGTCTTTATCTAGGTAACTCATCCAAATGCGACCACCTCTAGGTGTAACCCATTGAGACTTACGCTCTGACCACTTAATGCCCGGAATTGCTTTAGGATACAACTCTTGGCTTTTCTGAATAAGTTCCCTAAGTTCCTCTGTAGTGTGACGCACAAGCAACCCACTAAATGCGTGATGGTTTAAGTTACGTAAGGGGTCAGCCAGTGTAGCGTAGCTTTTACCGCCACCTGCTGCCCCTCCGTAAAGTACTTCGCGCTCTCCTGACGCCAGATATTGAGTCTGAGGGCCGGGATTAGGTTGAAATACAATATTCTGTGCTTCTTCTACGTCAAACGGTGCAGGTATAACTGTGGCTGGCACTGTTTCACGTGAAACATTTTTACTCGGCTGGACAGGTGTAGTATCCTGTCCTTTCTTTTTCAAGCGTTTCGTACTGCGTGATCGCTTCTTGGAGCCTTTTGGCAAGCTTACGTTTGATTCTAGCAGTTGCTTTACGTTTTCGCTCAAGGTCTACCCTCTTTTTTAAGCCCATGTGAGATATGCTTTTACCTGACTGTGTAGTTAACCAAGCAGAAACTTCTCTGTAACTATATTGCTTTAAGTGCTTCTTTGCAAGCTCTAATAGTTCTAACTCTTTCTCAATAGGGTTTAACCAACGTTCATCTTTTGGGTCTATCTCGTAGCCAAAAGGTACAAACTTAACTAGCCTTGGTATTCTCTCCCAATGTCGTAGCTTCTTAGGCTTAGGTAACATCCAATAACCTAAGTCATTAAACGCAAAGTGTTTAGTCATCGTCACTTTCTTTAGGTGGCAAGATAAACAAACCACCACTAGCTTCTACTGCAACCTTCTCAGTCTTAACTATACCAGCACGATCTAAGATTTGACCTGCAGCTACCATCTTTTCTTTAATACCAAGCTGCGTAGGGTCAACCAAAGCACTACCGTAAGCAACCGCAGCTTTAGGCCCAAGACGCGACATATAAGTCTTTGTAGCCTCAAATATCTCATCCTTTAAGCTCTCTACAATAGTCTTAGTAGATGAGCCATCAGCATAACCTGCAAGCTTCTTAGCTTGTACAACGTCACCTTGTGCTTCATCAAACAAGACCTGCATAAAGAGTTGTTGCTTTTCGTTTAGTACTCTACTCATGTTACTTTCCTGTACGGCTTGGCAGCTTTAGCCGCTTTCTTAGGTTGCTTAGAGAATTGCTTACCTTTTGCTGTATCTTCTCTTTTCTTTGCTGAAGACGCAGCGTAAGACTTAGAATCCATAGCTTTGATAGCACTAGCTGGAAGATAACGCTCTCCTGTAGCTTTTGGACCTTGCGTAGAAGGTTTACCACTCTTAGTTCTCCAATCTTGCTTAGTCCATGACTTAAGGCTCTTTTGACTTTTAGCTAAACCGCCAGAGTTCATCTTAGCGGCTGGCTTTTTCTTTGCTTTAGGTGTTTTACTTTTGTTTGGCATTGTGTTTCTTTTGTACTGCAAAGTTAGCAGCAAGGCTTGCCCCCTTGTGAGGAACAAACTTACCGTCATGCTTCATTAGTTTTAAACTGCCATCTTTTTGTTTCATCCAATGATAACCTTTAGGTGCGTCTACTTTCATTACGTGTACCCTCCACCTTTTGCTTTGTATTGCTTGGCAACCATTTGAGCTTTACGAGCCGACCACTGTCCGGGGCTTCCACCTTTGCCGCCAGCCTTAACGGATGCGACAAGAGACTTACGCATAGTAGGCTTAGTATAATTACCCGCCGCATTTACTGTTGAACCACCTTTAGCATAGCCTTTTGCTTTAGGTGCTTTCTTTACCGTAGAACTTTTGCTTAATTTCGCCACGTGTGACTCCGATGTCTCTAAGCGCAGAATCTGACATATTAACTAACTGCCAGTATTGTACTCTACGCATTTGACTGTCTTGTAATGCTTTGATAAATGTTTTAAACATGGTATAACTCCTCTATGTATTACCACAGACAGTTATACCATGCTTTGACTTAAAGGACTACATACAAGTTTGCAACCCCGTTATGCATTATTNNCATACCACCTGCAGCGTAAGCACCTTTAGGCTTCTTAGTTACAGGACCACCTTTGTTTTTATTCAGTGAAGTCTTAAGGCTAAGTCTAACACGATCTTTAGCTAAGTCTTTAGGAACACTTAAGTCATTTCTTTCAGCCCATTTAGCTAAACGAAATTGCTCTTTAGAACTAAGACCTTTATCTCCTGCTTTCCAAGCGTCAAGCTTTGCTGAATTTGTTGTAGGTTTAGAAGAACCACCACCACTAGGCTGTGAAGGCGTAGTCTTTTTACTAGGTGGGGCTACTTTAGCTCCGGGCTTAGGTGTTGAAGGACTTGCACTACGGTCAATAGTACGACGGTTAGTTTCATAATTACCGTCACCACGACCCTTGCCTACAGTAGAAGGCGACAACTTCCTAGAAGTAATTTTTGAGTCTTTTAAATCGTCTAACCTTGGACGTAACTTAGGCTTTAAAGACTTTGCAGGTGCAGAAAACTTCTTCATTACACCTTTTTTAGTTTCACCCTTTTTAAGGATGCTATATTTCTTTCCGTTATGCTCAAATACGTAGTCACCAGCAGAACCCGACTTTTCAAACTTCTTACGTGCCTTCTTAAAGGCATCACCAAATGCACTCATAATATTATCCCCTTTATGTTAATACAACACGAACTAGCGTACTTGTACTGCTACCTCGTCTGTAATTTAAAATTGTAGCGTTACCTATAGCTTTAGGTACAACAAGACTGTGAACACCTGCAGGTAACATAATATCGTTATCTGTAATGTCAGCCTCCGCTGCAGCAAAGCCTATATCTAAAGCGTGACTTGTCTCAATAAGCACCATCTTAGCGTTAGTGCAAACTACGTGTGTAGTAGCAGTGTCACCCAGAGTAACTGCGTCTTCTACAGCCCACCCTAAATGTTCTCCTACCAATGCGGCTTGGTCAACCATTGTGTTTTAACTCCCGTTACGTTTTCCTAGCGTTACGATCACGAGGAAACGATCTATTAGAGCTAGGGGATACAACAGCTAAGTTGCCCTTCCTGTTATCTAAAGGATTGCCATTCTTGTGATGAACGTCCTGCCCCGCTTTTGCGCCACTGCCATTACGTGCAGCGTTGCGTGAGGCTCTCTTTTTCTTTTGCTCTGGTGAGGCGTGGTAGTTATCGTATTCTTTACGATAGTTACGTTTACCCAAAGGGGGAGTTACAGATATCTTAGTTGGTCTTGACATTAGTAACTACCCCCTCTTTTATTATAGCAAATTAAAATTATGTGAATGGAGTTACTGAGTTGCCGTCACCAAAGAGGTGTCCCTCTACAACCCACTTGGAATCTGACAAGCAGGTGTACTCAACAATACCACCGACAAAACGTCCCTTAGTGTCAGCATCCATTACAAGCTGGTGATCAGCAGCGGCAGGAACAGCAAAAGCAGAGGTCTGAATGTTCTCATTAAGAACAACAACAGAACCTACTTCGTCTTTGTCATGCATCATTACTACACCCTGAAGGGTATCAGCAGATGTAGCTGCATTAATAGTAAGTGTACCAGTACCTGTAGTACCAATGTGGAACTTATAGTTAAGTCCAACAGCAGCAGCAGGTAAAGTTACAACAATCCCCGCAGCACGATTAAGACTAAAAATTGTACCTGACTCAGCAGCAAGCACAGTACGTGTTGCAGCAGTAATACTTTCAATAGGTTTCAACAGGGTTACTGCGCCACTAAATGCACCAGTGCCTGTTACGTCAATGCCATTACCAAATGTAATGTCTGATTGGTATTCTTCAATACCTTGTGTTAAAGTTGTAGTTGCCATGATATATTATCCTTTATAGCGTGTTACCATTTTGTTCTATCAGCCCAGTATGCTGCGCTGAGTTTTCCCTTTTTTATGTTTTTACCGTGTCTTGCTTTAAAGGATGCACGTTTTTTCTTCATCTTGTCGGATTCACCTTTTTTTGGCTTCCCGGCGGTCTTCGCTCCTTGTTCACCGAACCTGATGAGCTTAATGGTTGTACCTTCTTTCGCAAGAACGGCATGACTTTTTTTCGAGTGATCAGGGGTACGCTTCGGCTTGTTATAACCTGCAAATGTCTCTCCCCTGTATTCTATGCTCATATTGCAATACTACCTTACTGAAACGAAAAACGACTAAGGTTTCTGCCAAGTCTACGTCTGCCACCTGTAGCGCGTCTTGGCCCTCTAACAGCCATATTACGAGGGGTTGGACGCCCACCTCTACTAGGGATTACACGTCCACCTCTACTAGGGGTTGGACGACTAGGGGTTGGAGTAGCTGCTGGTGAAACACGTCCACCTCCGCGTCTACGCATCATTGCTAATTTGCGTCTTTGCATCTGTTGTAATCTACGACTTGACGGTCTTCGTCTGTTTGGCGTTGATTTTTCTTTCATAATGCCGATTGGAGATTTGCGTGTATCGGCTGTCGGCGTTGGGTTGGCTGTCGGCGTTGGCGATCTGTTTGGCGTTGATACTGCTGTCGGCGTTGATTTGTTTGCAGCATTAAACGTATTACGTGCATTGACCCTAGCTGATTCGGCAGCATTAAACTTATTACGTGCATTGGCTGCATCAATGTCTACTGATTTTGGAACAGCTTTTGTATCCCCACCTACATGATAAGTAGTCTTCATTTGAATGGGTTTAGCTTTAGATGGCATTTTATTTATTCTCCAATATATGTATTTAATGGTATTTGATAGCCAATAACAAGGCCGTAGTTTTTTCCTTCTTTTCCAATAAGAACATAGTAATTATCAAATACCAGTCTTGTTGTAGGTATAATTGAGGCATTATAACCAGAAACAATTACTGTTTCAATAGATAAACCTTCAAATAACTCATTTGATCTTCCAAAATAAAAACTCGTAGTTTCCAACGAATTATAGTATCCACCTATTATTAAATTTTCGTGCCTTATATCAAAAAAGGGATGTACATTATTGTAACCTCTATCAAATCCTATGTGGGCAGATAGTGCTAATCCTAATATAAACTCCATAATCTAAACATCTACATCATTTCAAAATGTGGAGCATCAATAAATGGCCTGCGACCTTGAGAACGACGAAGGTCTACGTAGCTATTCATAGCTTCTTCCATAGAACCATCCCACTCAGCAATGTTACCTACACTCCAAGCAGCACCCCACTTAACAGCTACACCGTGAATACGTGCAGCGTCAGCCATAGCGTCAGCTATCTCGTCATACATATTTAAAGCCCAAGTAACGTTAGACCCTACGTAAGCTACAAGATCAACTGCACGACCCTCTAAGTGCTTGCTTTTCATGGTTTGTGATGCACCCTTAGCTACCAAAGCTTCCTGCTCGGCTAATGTACGCATACCGCATGTCACACCAAAGTCAACTTTAGTCATGTCAATAGCTGTGTTAACTACAGTTATTAGTCCTGCATCAATACCGCCAAGACGATCAATACTACGTGATGATAACTTAAACCCCATTTTGTTTCTCCTCTATGAGCTTTGCTTGCTCTCGTATTAACTGTTGCTGTTTCTCTAATGTAATGTATTGCCTATCCAAGTTACTTAACTGTGGCATTTTTATCACTACATTATTACTTCTTTCCAAAGAACTTACTCACTGAACGCATTCCTATGGAAGCACTAACAATACCACCTAATGCAATCTGATACCACTGAGGCATAACCTCCAACGCTGCAAAACCCCTAGCTACTATATCGTTACCCCAATCACCACAAAAAGCTAAGATAAGCGGAATGCTAAACAACAAAGTAATCCATTCATCCTTCCAGCTATTCTCAGTAGCCCTCATAGCCTCTAAGTCCCAATCTAACTCACCTGTAAGCTGCTTTTTCTTTATCTCAGCTTCAGTGAGCTTAATCTGGGTCTTGCCATCAATGATGCTTGTGGCTAAACCTGTAAGGCTACCTATGAGTTGACCAATCATTACCGAAACAAACCTTTCTTACGATAGTCTATTAAGCCGCCTTTGTTTTGCTTAGTTTTTCTTTTTACTGTTCTGGGAAACAAAATCTTTAAAGCTGTTTTTATCTCTTTAGTGTTCATGCCTTTCAAGCCCAAGACTTGCTTGACTTGATCAACAGACTTACCAACTACATCCTTCATTTCAGCTACCCTAAGACGAAACTGCTCTTTAGCTACATCTTCAGAACTACCTAGTCTACCAGATTGTTTATTTAACTCAGCTAATCTTTCTTGATTCTTTGAAGTCATTCTTTAGCCATCCATATACCAAAACAACCTGTTAAGGCTCCCATTACAACTGATACAAGTCCACTCTGCTGTATGGTAGGGTCAGGTAAACCCATGTACCAATGTGTAACTTGGTAAGTTAAAAGCGTAACCACAAGCATCATAAGCCGTGGCATTACTTTCCAATCATCAAAGTGCTGTCTAGGCATCGTAAGTACAATATCCTCTTGGTCTATCAGGGTCTAACACGTCCTTACGACCTAAGTGACCCTCTAAGTACATTGAACGCTCAACGTGGTCTAACGTATACCTAACCCCGGTGTCAGCCTCAATAGCTGCTCGTACATAAAATACATCAGACATAGGGATGTGAACTTCATGTAACGCCTTGTTGTTACTGGAAGCTAACGCTAGGTAAAAAGTTTCTAGTACAGATTCTTGTTTGTCTATTTTCATATAGTTTTACTTATGTTAAACTTTAAGTCAAGTGTTTTGTTGTAATTTATACAAATAATAAGAAATAGTTAGCTATAGTTAAACTTTAAAGTTAAACTTTTCTTAATGCGAAGTAGTAAGTTAAACTTTTAGTTAAGTGTTTTTTTGTTTTAACATGATAATGAAACTTTAAAGTTTAACTACTACCTACTACCGTAGTTTTACACAAATAACACCCCATGTCAACCCCAAAAATACCCTAGCTATGTGCTTTTCTTTAAGAGTGTTGCATAAAAAGCACAATAATAGCTCAATATGTTTCCTATAAGAAACTTTAAGGTATACATTGCACATAAACGCACTCGTCAGGAATGTTTCACGTGAAACAATTTGTAGTCTAGCACATATATGCAGCCGGGGTCAAGCATAAAACGTCTTTCTTTGAGGTTATACTTAAGGTTGTGCTATTGAAAAACCCCGTGTGTTGCAGAGTACATATATACGTACGGTACGGGTGGGGGGTGGCCGTCGCAGGGGGCGCTTTTCAAGGCACTACGATCATTATGCAGGGGTTTTCCAGTGTAAAGCATTGTTATTGCTCAATATTATTACTGATTATCTATTAATATAATGCCAAAATAGGCGTATTTCGCTATACTTTGAACAAACGAAAGAGAAACGAAACATTTGTGCACCAATGCTTAACTCAAAAGCTATTCCTTATAATGGCTCAAAAAAGTACACCTCAAAAGAAACAACACCGACACGATACACGCCAAGAAATAACGTCGGATTGTCCGACGCTAAAATTAATTCAAAAAATGTATTGACCCTAGTATCGATATAGATTAGAAAGACGTATCGCCACCGTGTCGGTGTCGGTTTAACCCTTTTATCTTGGAGACTAACAATGGCTAACACTGCAAAGAAAACCGCAAAGACTTCAAAGACCGCAACAAAGACCAACACCAAGGTCGTTAACATCAAGACAACGGCAAAAGAGCGTAAGGCAAAAACTGAAAAGCCAGACCTTACAAGCTTGAACGGTCCACTATTCTCGACGGTAATTGATAACACTGAAAAGCTTGCCGAGAACGCAAAGACTGGCTTGTCATATTGGAAAACTATAGGCGATAACTTGATTGAGATACGCAAGAATTGGATCGCTGCAGGCGGCGATATTAAGGCAAGAGGTGAGGCAAGCTTTGCAACATATCGTGAGACTAGCTCTATCGGTTTCATGTCAAAGCAGGACGTTAGTGACGCTATCTTGATCGCCAAAAATTGGGCAGTAGTTACAAAGATGGACGACACCGAAAGCCTTGATGCAATGGGTGTATCAAAGTGTAAGAAGGCAATAAAAGAGGCGCAAAAGAAAACATCAAAGCAGGGTCCAGCGACAAGCGCGACAAGCAAAAAAACTGAAACCGTATCGGCTCAAAGCATTGTAGACAATGCACTAGCAACGGCCGCAAAGCATAACATCAAAATTGCAGACGTACTTTTGACGCTCAAGAATACGCTTGAAAAGACTGCCAAGAAATAACGTCGGACAATCCGACACTAAACGCCCTGCAGGCTTTCGAGTTTGCAGGGTTTTTTTGTGCCTTACGTACGCGCCGGGAACGCGCACCTACGCATGATAGTAATGGGATGGCGTCTGGTTTGACATAAGAGGCACCCTATGCTATACATATTGCAAGGCAACGTTAACGTCGGATTGTCCGACACTAATTTGTAGGAGACTAAAATGACTAACTTATGGTTTGATGATGGTGAGCTTTCTGAGTTTGGTAAGATATGCAGGAAAGCAAAAACACAAGGCAACAAATGGCAAGCTTTTGCCAATGAGATAAGCCACTACAAATTGCCTCACGGTTTTACTATTGAGCAAAACAAGTTTTACCCTGCGAGTTGGTCGCTTTTGTGCAATGGTAAATTCGTATTTCATGGTAGTGAGGATGATTGCTTTATTGCCTTTGGTTCACACTTGGCGGGAGTAGGCAAAGACCTACTCGGATGAATTGCGTAATCGTTTGACTTGATTTGACTTCTGCCTAGTCCTATGCTATTAAGGTGTAGGGCTAGTCATGGGCTAAATTGATTGACCCGCTAACGTCGGACAATCCGACACTAACCAAACTTAGGAGACTAACCATGTCTGTATTTTATATGAATGTAACCACAGTTCGTGATGTTGTTAAGGCTAGGGGTACACGCTTTTCAACTGTCACGTTCACCAAAAAAGATGGCTCTTATCGTACCATTAATGGGTTGTTTCGCCCTTCAAGTAAGATAGCAGGTAACGCCAAGGGTGCTGTCATATCTAAAGCCCTAAAAGCTAAAGGGTATGTGCCTATTTATTCTGTAGCGGATAAATCATGGCGTTGTTTTCATGAGTCACACGTTGTTGAAATCAACTAATAACGTCGGATAATCCGACA